ACTAGCCCTGCAATAGGAACAAAAATTTCAGATACAAATGGAAATGAATTAATTAATCTTACTGCAACAAGTTCAGCAGTTAATGAATTTACACTAGCTAACGCAGCAACAGGTAACGGTCCAACTTTATCAGCAACAGGTGAAACTAATGTTGATATAAATTTAAATCCTAAAGGATCTGGAACTCTTAAATCAGGAACAGCTGCAGTTAAAATTGCAGGAAAAGAAACTATATGGATTCCAGCTGCAGCAATGTACGCAGCGACAACTAACGGAGCTGACGCAGAACAAGTAGAAACAACAGCAACAAGACCAGATATGAAAGTATTTGATTTTGATGCAAGTACAGACCAATACACACAGTTTACAGTAGGTTTTCCTAAGTCATGGAATGAAGGTACAGTAACTTACCAAGTTTACTGGGCGCCTAGCACAACTAATACAGGTGATTGTATTTTTAGATTACAGGGTATTTCTCGTGTAGATAATGAATCTATTGATACTGCTTATGGATCTTTTACAGATGTTACAGATGCTGGTATTGGAACAGTTGAGGATCAACAAGTTTCAGCAGAAAGTGGTGCTGTAACTTTAACAAGTCCTGCAGCTGACGCATTAACTTATTTTCAATTTGCAAGACGTGCTTCTAATGGTGGTGATACTTTTACAGGTGAAGCCAGAGTTCTAGGCATCAAATTATTCTTCACTACTGACGCGGCTAACGACGCATAAGGAATTTAGATATGAGAGATTTAAAGAATAAACTTACATCAGGTAAGAACACAAAAAATATCCAAAGAAGAAAAGGTAAGTCATTCGGTTATCAAGTTTTAGGATTTGGTGCTGGTGATTCAAAAACTATTATATCAATGGAATATTTAGTAATTGCTGGTGGTGGAGGTGGCGGTGCAGTTTTTAACTCCTTTTGTGGAGGTGGTGGCGGAGCTGGTGGACTCTTAACGGCTACAGGTTTTGAATTATTTGCAGGTGAGCCTTACACAGTTACAGTAGGAGCAGGTGGAGCTTCTGGCTCTTCTGGCACTACACCTCTCGCACCTAATTCAGTTTTTGCTACAGTCACTGCTAATGGTGGAGGTAGAGGTGGTTTTGCTTCTTTTAACCCTTTAGCCGGAAACGGTGGTTCTGGTGGTGGTCAATCAGATAATAACAAAGGAACTGGTACTCCAGGACAAGGAAATGATGGTGGTGCTGGTAACCCTAGTGGCGGCGGCGGTGGCGGCGGCGGTGCTGGTTCTGCAGGATCTGCTGGTGCGGATAACTCAGGTCCAAAATTTGGTGGAGCTGGTGGAGCTGGTGCAGCAAATCCTATAACAGGAACTCCGGTCACAAGAGCTGGTGGAGGCGGTGGAGCCTACGGTGGTAATGGTGGATCTGGTAATCCTAGTGGAACAGGTGCAAATGGTCCATCCGGTCCAAATATCGGAGGATCAGGAGTAGCAAACACTGGCGGCGGCGGTGGCGGCGGTTCTGGTGGTGGACCTGGTTCAGGACCTAACGCAGGTGGAGCTGGTGGTTCTGGAATTGTTATTGTAAAATATCCAGATACATTTACTATTTCAAATCCTGGTGGAGGTTTAAGTATTTCAACTCCAGGTGCAGCAGGAGGATTTAAAGTTTCTTCTATCACTGCTGGAACAGGAAATGTGGAGTGGAGTAAATAATATGGCACATTATGCATTTTTAGATGAAAACAATGTAGTAACAGAAGTTATTGTTGGTAAAAATGAAAACGAAGATGATGTTAATTGGGAAGAACATTATGGTAATTTTCGTGGACAAACTTGTAAAAGAACTTCGTACAACACAATGTATGGAGAGCATAAATTAGGTGGTACACCTTTTAGACTAAATTATGCAGGAATAGGTTTTACTTATGATGAAGCATTAGATGGTTTTATCAGACCTAAACCATTTGATTCTTGGATATTAGATGAATCAAAAGGTAAATATGATCCTCCTATTGCTTATCCTATGACTTATACACAAAACCTTGGTAATGATCCGGAAGGTGAACCCATTCCTGATTTATATTCTTGGGACGAAGAAACAACATCTTGGACTTTACAAACTGATTAAAATACTCTAATAGAGTATTAATGAAAGAAACAAAAATTAGTGGCACAATTAGAAAAATGAAAGAACCAAGAATTATTGGAATATTTCCAACACCTGTTTACACATCTCAATTAAATAGAAAACTAACATCATTAGAATTAAAGTTTGTAGAAAAAAATAAAAAAAATTTTACAAAAAATGCAGGTAATACTACATCTGCTAATAGTTACATCTTAAATGAAAAACCATTTAAAAAATTAAAAAAAGAATTAGAGCTAAGAGTAAAAGATTATTTTGAAAGAATAATATCATCTAAAAATAATATCACACCTTTCATCACACAATCTTGGATAAATTATACTGAGAAAGATCAGTATCACCATAAACATACACATTCTAATTCATTTATATCAGGAGTATTTTATATTAATTGTCATAAAACATTAGATAAAATTACATTTTTTAATGACATACATAAAACTATAAAACCTGAAATTAAAAATTGGAATTTATTTAATTCTGAATCATGGTGGTTTCCAGTAACAACAGGAGATATTTTTTTATTTCCTTCTTCTTTAAGTCATATGGTTGAAACTAAACAAGGAGATAATACTAGAGTAAGTTTATCTTTTAATGTTTTTATCAAAGGAACTTTTGGTAGTAATCATAATTTAACAGAACTTATATTAGATTAGTCATGAAAAAAAATTTAGATTTCTATGTAAAAAGAATACCTAACTTTTTAAATAAAAACATTTGCAATAAAACCATAAAAGAAATTAAAAAATTAAAATGGTCACAACATGAATTTTATGACGTGAATACCAAAGAAAATATAAATAGGTCTGGAGAACAAGAACTAGAAGTGTCAATGAATATGAATAATGATGGTATAGATTCAAAAATTATTATGGGAAAATTATGGTTAGCAATTGAAAGTTATATAAAAGATTATAATTTTGATTGGTTTAATAGTTGGCAAGGTTATTCAAGAATAAGATTTAACCGTTATTCAAAAACTAAAAAAATGGCGGAACACTGCGACCACATACATTCTATGTTTGATGGTCAAATAAAAGGTGTACCTATTTTAAGTATTGTTGGAGTTTTAAATGATAACTACGAGGGAGGAGAATTTATAATGTTTAAAAATAAAAAGATTGAACTTCTGGCAGGAGACTTATTAATATTTCCTTCTAATTTTTTATATCCTCATAGAGTTGATCCTGTTAAAAAAGGAACAAGGTATTCTTATGTCTCTTGGGTGTATTAATACATGCATACTTTAATAGTTGATAATTTTTTATCAAAAAAAGAATGTAATTTTTTAATTGATTTCTATAAAAAAAATAAAAAGAAAGCTTTTCTTTTTCGCGATGTTTATCCTCTTAGCCTAAATAAAAATAATTCTAAAATTAATTTTTTAGTAGAAAAATTAGAAGAAACTTCAAAGTTATTTAATTGTAAAATTGATTGGTTTGAATTAGTAAAATGGCCTGTAAATTCTAAACAAGAGTTACATTTTGATCTAACAAGTAGTGAAACAACTCTAGCTTCAATAGTTTATTTAAATGAGGATTTTGAAGGTGGTCAAACTTACTATGAAGATACCACAACTATTAAACCTGTTTTAGGAAGGGGTTTATTTTTTAATGGTGTTTTTTATAAGCATGGAGTCAACAAGGTTGAGAAAAATACAAGGTATGTTGTGGCTACCTGGTATAAAAACACCTAGTTTTAAATAATTGATATACAAATAAAAAGCAGATATAATGACGTGCTATGCTACAAAAATTAGGTTTTTTACCAGGATTCAATAAACAAGTTACATCTACCGGCGCTGAATCTCAGTGGACAGGTGGGGAGAATGTACGTTTTAGATACGGCACACCTGAAAAAATAGGTGGCTGGAACCAATTAGGTGATAGTAAATTAACAGGTGCAGCTAGGGGTTTACATCACATGGTTAATAAAATAGGTATTAAATATTCTCTTATTGGCACAAATAGAATTTTATATGTTTACACAGGGGGAGTTTACTATGATATACACCCATTAGTTAATCCATCAGGCACAGCTATCACTAATGCTTTTAGCACAACCAATGGACAACCAGAAGTTACAGTATCTTTTGTTTCACCGCACAATTTTGACGTGGGTGATATTATTTTGTTTGGTGACACAAGTACATTTAGTACAATTACAGGTTCAAACTTTGGTGCAGCAGATTTTTGTGACAAAAAATTTATGATAACCTCAGTGCCAACAGGAAATACTATCACTATTACAATGCCAAGTAATGAAGGCGGAGCAGGAGCAACTACTTCTGGAGGTATAACTTATTTTCAGTATTACCATGTAGGTCCACCTGATCAAGTTGGAGTTTTTGGTTACGGTATATCTCAATGGGGTGGTACAACTACAAACCCACAAACTACTACATTAAATGGTGGATTAAATAATGATGCGTTTGGAACTGGTGGATCAGGAACCACAATTAACGTAGCAAGCACCACTGGTTTTCCAAGTTCTGGTACAAATTTTATACAAGTTGGCACTGAAGAAATATCTTACACAGGTATTACTTCTACAAGTTTTACTGGGATTACTAGAGCTGTTCGAGGAACAACAAGAGCTGCTCACAGCACGGGTGCAACTGTTACTAATTATAGTGGCCACTCTGGATGGGGCCAAGCAGCAACTTCTACGGATAAAGTTGCAGAGCCCGGTATGTGGTCTATAGATAACTTAGGCAGCACAGCCATTTGTTTAATATTTAATGGTGAGTGTTTTGAATGGAATTCAGATTTAACTAATGCTGTGACAACAAGAGCAACTATTATATCCGGTGCACCAACAGCTTCACGTGATATGTTAGTATCAACACCCGATCGTCACTTAGTATTTTTTGGAACAGAAACAACCATTGGAGATAAAACTACACAAGATGATATGTTTATAAGATTTTCTTCTCAAGAAAACATAAACGAATACGCACCAACAGCTGAGAATAGTGCCGGTACACAAAGACTGGCCGCTGGATCACGGATCATGGGTGCTAAACTTGGTAGAAATGCATTATATGTTTGGAGTGACACAGCTTTATTTACTATGAGATTTGTTGGAACTCCTTTTACATTTGCTTTTGAACAAGTAGGTACTAACTGTGGATTAATAGGTAAGAATGCAGCTGTTGAAGTTGATGGTGCTGCGTACTGGATGTCTGACAATGGTTTCTTTAGATACACAGGTAAACTAGAATCTATGGACTGTTTAGTTG